GTCTGCTTAGTCGCGGCGGTTTGGGCATTATGCAGGATGCTGGCCGATGAGCGGCCCGACGCTGGAAGTGCTGGCAAACGAGGTCAAACACCTGACTGACCGCGCCGACAAGCTGGAGGAGCGGCTGGAGGCGGTGATGAAGGTCCAGCGGTGGCAGATGGGTATGGCGGTCGGTGCCGGTTCGGTCCTGACGCTGCTGCTTCCGAAAATCTCAGCGGCGTTGGGGCTGACGTAATGAACGATTGGCACATAGACGTAACGGCCATTGCGGGTTTGGTTGCGCTGGGCATGATCGGCGTGGTGGCAATCAATCACGGCGACGGCGAAACGGTGGCTGCGGCTGCGGTTGGCGCTATCGGCGGATGGATGGCGCGAGGCTCCGGCAAGACGACAACCACGACGGCTGGCGACCCTCCCACTCAAACCACGACGGATAACCTATGAGCAAGGCGCTGTTTGACGCTGTAAGGGCCATCAAGGGCGCTCCGCTGACGCAGGCGGACGTTGACGCCATAAACGCGGCATTGGCTCCGCCGCCGGTTGGCTCCGGTTCAGCCTTCACGTCCACGGGCAAGCGCGTTAGCCCTGAAGGAATTGCGCTGATTCACTCGTTTGAATGGTGCAAGCTAGCGGCCTACCCCGACCCCGGTTCGGTCGATGGCAAGCCTTGGACTATCGGCTGGGGTTCGACCGGCCCCGGCATCGCCAAGGGCGTGGTCTGGACGCAGGCGCAGGCCGATGCGCGGTTCGCTGCGGATCTCGGGCGGTTTGAAAAGGCGGTAGCCTTGATGGCCCCGGTGACGACGCAAAACCAGTTCGATGCGCTGGTCTCGTTCGCCTACAACGTCGGCCTCGCCGCGCTGAACGACAGCACGCTGCTGCGGCTGCACAAGGCAGGGAACTACGCCGGCACCAAGGACCAGTTCAGCCGCTGGGACAAGAACGACGGCAAGGTGATGAAGGGCCTGACGCGCCGCCGCGCGGCGGAAGCCGCTCTGTACGGGAAAGTCTGATGCCCGCTGAAATCCGCCGCTGGGTCACACTCGCCGTCATCGTCGTCATCCTGATCTTCGTCGGCGTCACGCTGGCCTGGTGCGCCGGTCGCGGCGGGCGTGACGACGCCAGGGCAGCCGCCGCCACGGGCAAGGCGCTCGACAAGGTGGCCGAACAGACGCCGGTCATCCGGCAGGAACAAGAGGAGAAGCAACGTGAAGTCGAAGCGATCGAAGGCTCTGACACTCGCCTGCCTGACGGCTACGGCAAGTCTCTTGAGCGCGTGCGCCGGGGCAGCGGTAATTCCCGCCAGCCTTAAGGCCCCCTGCGAGAGCACCGTCGGCGACATGACGGAAGCGCAAACGATCGGCGACCTGTCGGGCGCCGTCATCGCCGGTGACGGTGATCTGCGCCTGTGCTCGTTGAAAAAACAAGCGGTCATCGAGATAGCCGAGAGCCAGCGCCGGCGCTGGTGGCAGTTGTTCTAAAGACCGTTGCCAAAAAACCGCGACGCAGTTACCTTCACAGCACACGACCGTACCGGTGAGGCATACCGGGGGTTCCCAGAGAGCCAATATGACCGACGAGACCAACCCAGCGGGGGTTCAAGACGCCGCGCCGGAACTGGAGGCCACGGCCCCTCCCGTCACCGAAGTCCAAACGCCGGAAGACGCACCCAAGACCTTCTCGCAGGAGGAACTGGACGCCGCCATTGGCAAGCGTCTCGCACGAGAGCAGCGAAAATGGGAACGAGAGCAGCAGCGCCAAGCACCGCCACCTGTCACCCTTCCGCCGGCTGACCAGTTTGAGAGCACCGAGGCATACGACCATCCGCGCCTCCGACCAAGGCCCCGACGTGCTCTATCACCTCGGGTCCAATCCGGCGGAAGCGGCGAGGATCTCGAAACTGTCGCCGCTCTTGCAGGCCAAGGAGATCGGGCGGATCGAAGTCGCTCTGGCGGCAGCGCCCCCGGTCAAACGCACCACCTCCGCACCTCCGCCTATCTCGCCTGTTACGCCGACCAGCAATGGCACCCCCGCCTACGACACCACCGACCCCCGCTCAACCGCTACCATGAGCACGTCGGAATGGATCGCGCAGGAGCGGCTCCGGCAGATGAGAAAAGCGGCCAAATAACCCTCTCTGCAAGGAACCACCGACGTGGCCAACTCGCTTCTGACCATCGACATGATCACCAGGAAGGCCCTGGAGATCTTTGAGAACAACCTTGTCCTGACGCGGAACATCAACCGCCAGTACGACGACAGCTTCGCCAAGGAAGGTGCCAAGATCGGCTCCACCCTGCGCATCCGCCTGCCCGACCGCACGCTGGTCACTGACGGTGCCGCCCTGCAGGTGCAGGACGACAACGAGCAGTTCACCACGATGTCGGTGACCAACCAGAAGCATATCGGCGTCAACTTCACGACCGCCGAGATGGCCCTGTCGCTGGACGACTTCGCCGATCGCGTCCTCAAGCCGCGCATCAGCCAGCTGGCGGCCAGCGTCGATGCGGACGTCGCCAACGTCTACAAGGACGTCTACAACGCCGTCGGCACCGCCGGCACCACGCCGGCCACCTCGCTGGTCCTGCTGCAAGGCCAGCAGAAGCTGAACGAGGGTGCTGTCCCGCTGTCGCAACGCTTCGCGACGGTGAACCCCGCCGCCAACGCCGGGCTGGTCGAGGGGCTGAAGGGCCTGTTCAACCCGACCGACGTCATCAGCCGCCAGTTCAAGAACGGCATGATGGGCGAGGGCGTGCTGGGCTACGACGAGATCAATATGTCGCAGTCCATCAAGGTCCACACCTACGGCACGCGTGCCGCCACCGGCGCCACAGTGACCACCACGGTGTCGACCCAAGGCCAAGCCACCCTCGCCATCACCGGCACGGGTTCGCAGGTCATCAATCGCGGCGACACCTTCACGATCGCCGGCGTCTACGCCGTCAACCCGCAGACCCGCGAAAGCACCGGCGCGCTCCAGCAGTTCGTCTGCACCGCGGCCAACACGGCCTCGGGCGGCTCGTACACCTCGGTGGCCATCTCGCCGCCGATCTACACGGCCAGCCATGCGCTCGCCACGGTCGACAGCTTCCCGGTCGCCACCGCCGCCATCGTCTTCGACGGCGTCGCCTCCACCTCGGCCCCGCAGAACCTGATCTACCAGAAGGACGCTTTCTCCTTCGCCACCGCCGACCTCCTGCTTCCCCAGGGCGTCGACATGGCCTCGCGTCAGGTCCACAACGGCATCTCCATGCGCATCGTTCGCGATTACGACATCAACAACGACCGCATGCCCTGCCGCATCGACGTCCTCTACGGCTACGCCGCGATCCGCGCCGCTGCCGCCACCCGCCTGCTCGGCTAACCCCCTTCCGAAAGGAGAGACATCCATGGCTATCTCAAACATCGGTGGCGGCTCGCAGATCGGTGACGGCAACCTCAACGAAACCGTCCTGAACGTCGTCCCCGCTCCCGCCACCGCCACCGCCACCGCCACCCTGACGGCGGCTCAGGTCACCAACGGCATCCTGCTGGGCAGCCCCGGTTCGTCCGCGGCCTCCTACACCCTGCCGACCGGCACCCTGATGGACGCCGCCCTCGGCAACGCCAAGGTCGGATCGTCCTTCGACTTCGCGGTCATCAACGTCGACGGCTCCGGCTCCGGCGTCATCACGCTGGTCGCCGGCACCGGCTGGACCCTCGTCGGTCTTGCGACCGTCGTGGCCACCGCAGGCACCGCGCAGGCGTTCCGCGCCCGCAAGACGGGCGACGCCACCTGGTCGCTGTATCGTATCGCGTAACGCCTACCCCGCCCCGCCTTAACCGGCGGGGCGGATCTACCCGTTCCAACGACAGGACGAGCGCATGACGACCGCAGGAGACATCATCTACGGCGCGCTCCGCCTGATCGGGCAACTGGCAGAGGGGGAAGTGCCCTCGGCGGATACGGCGCAAGACGCGCTGACCGCGATGAACCAGATGATCGACAGCTGGAGCACCGAGCGCCTGTCGATCTACGCCACCCAGGATCAGACCTTTACGTGGCCCGTCAACGAGGCGACGCGCACGCTCGGCCCGACGGGCGACTTCGTCGGCCTGCGGCCCGTCCTGCTTGATGCCGCCACCTACTATGTGGACCCGAACGGTCTGGCGTTCACGCCCGAGATCATCAACGAGGCGGAGTACAACGCCATCGTCCTCAAGACGGTGACCAGCACCTACCCCATGGTCATCTACGCGGAAGCCTCCTTTCCGAACGCGACCTACAAGGTCTACCCGGTCCCGACGCAGGCGCTGGTCTGGCACTTCATCTCGGTGCTGGAACTGTCGCAGCCGGCGTCGCTCAGCACCGAGCTCAGCTTCCCGCCCGGCTACCTGCGCGCCTTCCGCTACAATCTGGCCTGCGAACTGGCACCGGAGTTCGGCGTCGAGGCGTCGTCGGAGGTGAAGCGCATCGCCATGGTGTCCAAGCGGAACCTGAAGCGGATAAACAACCCGAATGACCTGATGGCCATGCCCGGCAGCCTGATGGGACAAGGCGGGCGGTATAACATCTACACCAACGAACCGAACTGACGTGAAGACGCCCATTCTAGGCTCCAGCTATGTGGTGCGCAGCCTCAACGCTGCCGACAACCGCATGGTCAACCTCTACCCCGAGGTGCTGGCCGAGGGCGGGCTGGAGGCGGCGTATCTGCAACGCTGCCCCGGCCTGCGGTTCATCTCCGAGGTCGGCGACGGCCCCATCCAAGGTCTGTGGGCGAACGGCACCACCGGCTACGTCGTCTCGGGGCAGGAGTTCTACTCGATCACGTCCGCCGGCGTCGCGACGCTGGTCGGCACGGTCGAGAACAGCGGCCCGGTCTCGATGGCCGACAACGGCACGCAACTGTTCATCGCCGCGGACCCGGCGGGCTACATCTACAACTTTGATACCGGCGTGCTGGCGCAGATCACCGACGAGGACTTCCCCGGGGCCAACACCGTCGCCTATCTGGACGGCTATTTCGTCTTCTCCGAACCCAACTCGCAGCGGATATGGGTGACGACGCTGTTCGACGGCTCCAGCGTAGACCCGCTCGACTTCGCCAGCGCGGAAGGCGCACCGGACGACGTCGTCGGTCTGGTCGCCAACCACCGCGAGGTGTGGGTGTTCGGGAACAACTCGACCGAGGTCTGGTACAACTCCGGCGACGTCGACTTCCCGCTGTCGCGCATCCAGGGGGCCTACAACGAGGTCGGCTGCGTCGCCCCCAACTCGATCGCCAAGCTCGACAACAGCATCGCGTGGCTCGGGCAGGACGCCCGGGGGCGGGGCATCGTCTACCGCGCCAACGGCTACCAGGCGCAGCGCATCTCGACGCACGCCGTCGAGTACGCCATCCAGAGCTACACCGACATGACGGACGCGGTGGCCTACTCCTACCAG